CGCGACAGCAACCGGCACGACAGGCGGGCTTGACTATCACACGCTTGTAAGCGCTTTCAAAGAGGCTTTGACAGGCGTAGACGTTGAGCTTGACGACGTTAAGGTGGGCAAGTTTGTAACTAAGACAGTAGGCAAAGCTATTTATGGAGTATAACAGGAGGCAAAAAAGTGAATATAAAGCCCTACATCATAATTAACGGCGTAAGCTCGAAAACTATAGCGGGCTTGATTGTTACCAAATTGCCACCTATTAGCAAGCCTTTAGAGCGCACACTTATAGAGACGGTTGACGGACGCGACGGCGACATAATCACGCCTTTAGGATATAGCGCTTACGACAAGCCCTTTAGTGTTGGCTTAGCTGGCAACTATAACATTGACGAGGTAATAGAGTTTTTTAACTCGGAGGGTGTTATAACGTTCTCAAACGAGCCGGATAAGTATTATCGTTTTAAGATAATCGAGCAAATTGATTTTGAGCGCTTGCTGAGATTTAAAACGGCTGACGCTGTTGCACACGTTCAACCCTATAAGTTTTCTACAATAGAGCAACCCTTAACGCCTACACTGGGCTCGAGCCCTAACGAGGTAACTGTAACGAACTCGGGCAATATAGACGCACGCCCTACGATAGAGATAACAGGCGCGGGCGTTGTTACGCTTGCGCTTAACGGCGTTAATCAGTTAGAGATAACTTTAGACGACGACGGCGAAACGATTATAATTGACTCGGAAAAAATGAACGCTTACGCACAGGACGGCTTGACGCTTTTAAATAGGCAAGTAGTAGGTGATTATGATAAAATCAAATTAAACAAAGGGGCTAACACTTTAACGCTTACCGGCAACGCGACAGCTCTAACAATCTCAAAGTATTCGAGGTGGCTATAATGATAAACGAATATCCTAACGGCGTAATAGCTCAGCTCTTACAGGCTATTATAGGGCAAATAAATTTTGACGGCACGCCTACATCCAACATAGGCGATATTTTGCTTTCAATCTTAGAGCAGACACCTTACGACAAAGAGCCTAAGAGCGTGCTTGCTGAGCTATTTTTAAAGCTCAAGGATAAGCTTGAGGGTAGAGCTTTCACGCCTTACGATAAAGAGCCTAAGAGCGCTATAGCCAAGATACTTTTATCAATTCTTAATGAGACAGAATACGACAAAGAGCCTAACAGCCGTATAGCTGAGCTTTTGCTTGAGCTTAAATCAGAGCTGGAGAGCTACGCCGAACTAACAGCAAGCGGGGCAATAGCGAACTTTACGACGAGCGTAGTAAAGCCCCTTGTCAACCTCACAGCGTATTTTAAGGCTACGCAAGAGGCTGGCACTCCTACACCTCAAAGCCCTAAGGCTATTAGCGGAATAAACGCGGTTAACGTCGTGCATTGTCATAAAAACATTTTTGATTATGACGAGAGCAAGGTAACAACAGGAGAAACGACAAGCGCCACAACGAGAGCATATTACCCTTTAAATTTAGATAATTGCACTCTTACATTCACGGCAAGGTTAAAGGACGGCGCTACGCCTCCAAGCGAATTTTTAAATATCGGACAAATTAGAGAAACAGACGGACTAATAGGCATTAGAGACAGCTTTTTAGCACCTACAGGCATAACCACAAGGACATTACAATTTAGCAAGGGTAATAAGGCGGTTTTTGTTTGTTCAACAGCACGCTTAGACCTCACAAAGTCTTTGTTTGAAAAATACGACATTCAAATAGAGGTAAGCTCTAACGCCTCCGAGTTTGAGCCTTATGCCGGCTCTACAACCCTAATAAATCTTGGCGGTACTTATTACGGCTGTTATATTACTCAGGATAAGAACGGCAAGAGGGAGCTTACTGTAACACATAACTATTTCTTAATGGATAATAGCGTTAATGTAGCTGTTAATTCACAATCAGCTAACACAGTTGTTTTTTCTCTTAGTTTAAGCGAAAACGATATACCAAACACAGATAGTACAAGCTATTTATCCGATAGATTTAGCCCTTTAACTCCGTCTGATACAGAGGGTAGAGGCATTTTAGCGTCAAATGGGTATTTTTATTTTGTTATTGCAAAAGAACATTTAAGCTCTTACGACCAAAAAGGCGCAAGGGCTTGGCTCGAAAATAATCTAACTGTTTTGATAACAAGTTTAGCTGAGCCTTTTACAATCGCTTTACCGGACGGCGAGCCTATAACAGCGTTTAACGGAGTTAATAACATTTATAACGACTCAGGCGACACGAGCGTTACTTACTTGGCTAAGATTGCGGATAATCTTAACGCTACAGCTAAGCTTAGGGCTGAGGTAAAGGCTCAAATGCTAAAGGCAAAAGAGGAGCTTAAAGAGGATGTTAAAGAGCTGGAGCCTATTATGGACTCAGGCGAGACAAAGAGGGGGGCTTAAAAATGGACAATACAATAAGTTTTACGCCCGCCGAGCTCGTTGCTTTTATCGGGGCTATATCGGCGGTTTGCGCTGGTATAGCTACAATAGTAGGCTTTATCTGTAAAGTTGTAGCCAAGTGGAAAGCGCCGGAAGTAGAGCAAAACCGACGGATAAAAGAGCTTGAGGATGATGTAAAGGCGCTAAAAGCTCAAAATGAGATTTTTTCTCAATACTTTGTAAACGATAACAACCGATTTAACGCTGTCGAAATAAGTAACAGAGCGATTTTAAGCACGCTCAGAGCTTTGTTAAAACACGCTATTAACGGCAACGATATAGAGCAATTAAAAAAGGCTGACGAGGACTTAGACGACTTCTTAATTAACAACTACAAGCCGAGGACGGAAGAACAAAATGTTTAAAGTGTTTCAAGCTATAGATAAAGACTTTTCAAGCAACGGCGACGCGGTTATATTACCGCTTAGAGCCGTTGTTAAAAAAGTGGATAACAGCGATTATACGCTTGAGCTTGAGGCGGGCATAGAATACGCCGACTATTTAAGAGCTAAAAATATCATAGTTGCACCAACTCCGACAGGCTTGCAACCCTTTAGAATTGAAAACCCTGAGGCAACGCGCACAAAGATAAGGGCGACTTGTAGGCACGCCTTTTATGACGCTGAAAATTACCTAATTGCCGACAGCTATGTAGTAGACAAAGATTGTAACGACGCCTTAGACCACCTTAACAGCGCTACAGACACGCCGAGCCCCTTTACAACGCTCTCAGACATTACGGCGGTTAATTCTTATCGTTGTGTTAGGACTTCTTTGCTCGAGGCTGTAAACGTGGTTTTAGAGCGCTGGGGCGGGCATTTAGTAAGAGACGGCTTTAACATCCAAATAAAGCAATCAATAGGCGCCGACAACGGCGTAACGATACAATACAAGAAAAATCTTAAGGACATAAGTGTTACCTATGACTGGACGGATGTATGCACAAAGCTCTTACCGGTTGGCAAAGACGGCTTTACGCTCGAGAGCCTTTACGTTTACGGCTCTACTCAGTACGATTTACCATTCACGAAAACAATCACTTTTGAGCAAGCTATAGAGCGTGAAGATTACGCCGACGACGAGCAATATTATAGCGCTTTACGCGACGACTTAACGGCTCAGGCTGAGGCTTATTTAAGCGCTCACGATAAGCCCGCCGTTAACTATACTCTTAGCGCTGACTTGGAGAAAATAACCGACATAGGCGACGTAATTAGGGTTTACGACGAGCGCTTAGGCGTTGACATTCTTACACACGTCTTAAGCTTTGAATATGACGCAATACAGGGGCGCTATTTAAGTGTTGAGTTTGGCACAGCTACGCCTAACCTTAACAATTTGCTCAGCTCGGTTAACAATGTTATCACAGACAAGATAACAATAAGCGAGCAAACGCAAACAGCACAGCTTAACGTAGCTCTTGCTAACTCCGAGGCTAAAATCTTGGGCGTTATGGGGGACTCGTATGTAATTTATAACGGCAACGAACTTCTTGCCGTTGACAGCTTGCCCGCGAGCACAGCGACAAACGTGCTACGCCTTAACTCGGAGGGCATAGCTTTTAGCAATACCGGTATAAGCGGACATTTTACAAGCGCTTGGCAAATTGACGGCACTTTTAACGCTCAGGCTATCAATCTTATAAACCTTACAGCCTCAATGATTAAAGGCGGGACGCTTAAGCTCGGCTCTAACCTTAACGAAAGCGGTATTTTAGAGGTTTACGACGAGGCTAACAACCTTATTGCACAGCTCGACAAGGGCGGGCTTAAGATGTTTGCGCAAAACGGCACTTACATCTTAATTAACCCTGACGTAGGCTTTTGCGGTTACGACTCGGATGACAGCCCTATTTTTTATGTCAGAGAGGACGAGTTTGTAATGAAAAAAGCAATCGTTGAGCAAGAAATAACGCTTTGTGATAAGCTGAGATTTATACCGGTGGAGCTCTACGACTCAAATAACAATCTTGTTAACGACGGTGTAGGACTTGTAAGCGTTTAAGGGGGTGTTTTAGGTGGCAACGAGCCCAAACTTTTCGACTAATAATGATTTTATCAAATATCGTATTACGGTTACGGAAAACTCACAAGACATAGCTAACAACACAACAAATATAACTGTTAAAGTAGACGCTTGGAGAACAAACACCGGATATACGACTTACGGCACTGGCACTTGCTATTGCAATATTAACGGCACGAATTACAGCGACTCAATTAGCTCAAGCCAAAGAATAACACACAACTCGCACACAGTATTATTTAGTCGTACTGTGGATATTACGCACGACGCTGACGGAAAAAAGACAATCTATGTTAGTGCGTATATTAGGCATTCGCAATTTTCAAGCAACTCTCAGGGCTTTAACGTTGTGCTTACTGACATCCCGAGACAAGCTAACATTTTGAGCGGTAACGACTTTTTTGATTATGCTAACCCGACAATTACTTACAGCAATCCCGCCGGCACTCTCGTAGAGAGCTTACAGGCTTGCATAAGCTTGGATAATTCTACG